ATACCTATCAACTACATCTGATACAGTCATTAAATCTACTTTACCAGCATAATTAGAATCAGCAATATATCTTTGATCTGGAGATTTTTGATAGAAAGTTAATACTGGATTCCATAGCTCTACATCATAGTCATCCTCTAACATTCTAAAATGCCAGAATTCTCTATCTGCAATAAGCATATCACGGAAACCTCTTTCTTCAAGTTCTTGCATTTTGAATCTTTCTTCATCTACTGCAAGTTGGTGTGATGCCCACTCTTCTACCATACTCCTGTAAGACTTACTAAAAAAGTCTTCTATTTCTGGTAATGTTTTTAAACCTTCTGGAGATAACTGCTTTTGAGCTTCTTCAGAACTTGGGTCCATACCCATCTCAACCATCTTACCAACTAAGTTTGCTTCTGCTTCTGCTAATAAAGCTTCTTCTATTTGAACCTTTTTAGCGTCAAGCATTTCATTATAAGATGCATCATCAACAGCTCTAAACTGTACTTTAGAATATCTTTTAGCAAACTCCCCGGTAAGAACATTTATTACATTGGGTACAATAGGATAAAATTTTAACTCTAATGCTGAATCATTCTCAGCAGTTAAAGTATCCATAAGATCTTTATATTCATTATCTGGCTCAACAATATAATCTGTTTTATCAATTATACCTTTAGCTAACTTATAATTTTTAAGAAGTCTTCTAGAATTTTGACGTAGAAATTCAATACCTTGAAGCTCTAACCAATCTAAATTCCATGCTGACCAATTATCATCTTTTTGCTTATAAGGTAAAAACTGAACCGGTTGTGTTAAGCTAGAAAATGTAGGCCCGCTTTCAGCTTTTGCCCCATTCTTCATTTGCATTGCATTTAATACTCTCATACCTGTTTAGTCTATTTTATATTCTTGAATCCGGATCTTCTTATTTTAGAACCACCAAATGTCTTGTTACGCCCAATATTTCTAAAAGGACCATTATACTTTAATTTACTCATTTTTTCTGAATTATCCAAAGAATTACCTTCAGATTCACGTCTCTTAGTATAACCTCTATTTGACTGCTGAATTTTAACAAATGCAATTAATGCACCAAATGTTACAAGTCTATCTACGTTTAATCCAGGGTAATATGCAAGCATTTCTTTTAATAACATTGGATCAGGAATTCTTTCTATACCTAATGTTTGATTCATGACATTACCATTTTCATCTAATTCTTCATCTATTACTTCTCTTAAAAATTCAATAGCATATGATATTAAATGACTTTTAAATAATGTACCTGTATTTTTCCAACCATATTCTTGATATACAGTTCTATTAGATCCTAAGTCTTTTAAGAAAAGTATTTGCTGCTTAGGTACAAGATATCTTTGTTTTTTTCTAGCAATCATGTGTTGAATAAATAATGATATATTATTTTCAACAATAGTCCATGCATTATACCACTCAATGATCATTTCTAATCTTTCGTGTGTTTTATTTATATCATCAAAACGCCCACACCATGCAGCAACAATTTTATCTTTTTCAATAAATTGTTCTACTTCACCTGACGCAGTTGTTCTTATAACTTCTACTGCATTTTTGTATATGTATATGCTACATAATGAATCAGATGTTGTTGTTTTTCCTTCTGACACAGGGTCAATTGATCCATAATACTGGCCAAACTCAGGACTTTTTACTGGTCTTTCCCAAACAACTATTGATCCTGTTTTATCAATTTCTTTTTTATTTACAGGAAAAGAACTTATAGGTAGCTTTCTAGTACGCTTTGCTACTATACCTGTTTTATCTCTATCTAATTCAATTAACTCATAGGGGTATGTTTTCTCCTCTATACTTTTTAATTGCTTACTTAAGATACCTTGTGGAAAGATAGACTCTTTTCTATATGCAAATGCTTCAGCTATATTAAGTGGTTTTTGAGATATTCTTAATTGATACTGTTCTCCACTTAATTCATTCTTCCATCTGCTTCTTTCAATTATTATAGCCTCTATTGCTTCTTGAACTTGTGAGTTACCGTAATCATCAATATAAGGCGGCATAGACCATTGTTCTGGGATAAATAATCCTGCCATACCAATTGCTCCCTCAGCATCCATTAGATTTGTTTCTACAGCATATATATCATTAGCACTTGGATTAAGTATCATTTCTTTTAATGGACCACATTGTTCTAAATCACCCACTGATCCAGCAGCTATAAACATACCTGTAGTCATCATACCGGATGACATTGCAGGACGCAAATACTCATATGTCTGCATCATGTTTTTAGCAATTCCTGCCTCCTCATGAAAGAAATATGTACATGGACCCCCTACCCCTGTAGTAGCATTCTTTTCAAATGAAGCACCTTGTATCTTTGATTTGAGACCTCTTGATGTTTTTCTATTGTTTACTTTGACCTCAATTTGCTGTTGCCATAGTAAAACCTTTTCAGGATTACTTGGTCTATACCATGCGGTATGTTCATTAAGAAATGTTTTATATTCTTCTAAAAACTTCCATGAACCTTTATCATTAATATAATCTTTTAATGATTCTCCTACTTTACAAATTGAACCTTCTTCAAACCAATATTGATTTATAATCTTACCCATATGAAAATATGAGGATGCTATCTGACGTTTTTTAAGTATTGCAGAATGCTGATTATTTAACTCAGCTAATAGCTCATATAAAGCCATGTGATACTGTGCATCTCTTACCTTAGCAAAACCATAATGCTTTTCTTCTTTATCAAATATTGGTAAGAAGTTTAACCACATGTAATAATCTCTAGTTAAATACCATTCATTATCACCATCTTTATATATAACTCCTACTCTACATTTATTTTTTTGATCTTCCCAATAAGCAGTAAAATCTTTTGATCTAAATGGCTTATTACAATAAAACCCTTGCTCATTAAATACCCTTGCCTCTTTATTAAATTCAAAAGCTATTTTAGTAAAATTATATTTACCAGGTTCTTTAAAAATACTATATAGATATTCTGCAAAGTCTTCATCACTTTCAAATGATGTTACATCCCACTTTCCATTTTCATATGTAGGTATGATTCTACTCATATCTTATGATAGCATATACATCACCTACTTGTAATAACAAATGATCTTCTCCTTGGTGTTTCATTGGTGTAGGCATTGCATGTTCTGCATATTGAACAACATCACCTATTTGTATTTCAGTAACCTCATCACCTCTACCTACCACTTTACCTTGAAATGTTTGCTTAAGTGCTATCTCAGGTAGATATAACCCTGACTTAGTTTTTGTTTCTGGTTTTATCTCTTTTATTAAGAGTTTCATCCCTACTGGTACTACTACTTGATTTTTCATTTTTTTTATTTGTTGATTTATAATTAAATTCCGGTTCATCCCAATAGCAAAATAACCATTGTGTTTTGTTTTTACTCATCTACATTTGATCATAAGCAAGTCCTGCACCTCCACGTACTGAGCTTTCTTGTTCTTGTCTCATATCTGTAAATGCACCTTTATATGACTGTCTTATATTTTCAAACTTAGCAGCTGCATTTACCATAGCATTGATATTTCCGTCTCTACCGTGTTCTATTGCCGTAACTTCCATATACTTAGCCAATCTATCTAACATAGATTTTATACCTACATATGCTCTATATGTTGGAGTTTCATATAATTTCTTACACATATCTAAAGCATATCTTATTTTACTGTCTTCAGGAGATTCTTCAAGTTGTATTTCTTCTATAATTATATCCTCTTTTTCATGTTCAGGTAAATTAAAAAAAGGATTTAGATCAGGATTAGGACATGACATATAAAATAAATATTGGTATACTGCCATATGTGTATCAGGATATTCTTCCATTATACCTTTTAAAAATGGTAGTGCATAACAGTGTTCTGTTAATACAACTTTACTATTTTGAATATCAAATAATCTTATCACCATTATTTATTTATTTTTTGAAATGTTAATACATCTTTTTTTAATTCTTCATATCCAATAACTAAAATGATTGGTTTAGTTTGACCAAATAGCAATACTTCTGCATGTGTATTCTGAAACTTATCTGTAGCTACATGAAAGTATTCTTTAAACCACACTACTTTACCTAGATCAATACATATTTTTGTTTGCTCAAATCTAAAATCAGTAGGTACTTTAGATTTTCTTGATTGTATTTCTACTGCTGCTGTATATTCTTTCATAGTTTGTTGTCTTTTAACCACATTATAATAGAATTAACTTCATCCTTTAGATATGGTAGTTCATAGATTTTAATATTTTCTAAAACTGGCTCTCCATTTACATGTTCATTAATAGGATAACCATTAGCATCTTCACCAACTTGTTTAAACTTTACATGTTGTATAGTTAGTTTGCCTATTTTTAATTTAGGGTTGTGCTTTTTAATAATATACGCATAAATACTGAGCTGTAAGTTATAATGATTTAAATTACAATCATCTAAATGATTAACAGGCTTATACATTTTATTAGTTATTCCTTCCCAATTAGTAAATCCTTTTTCTTTTATTTCTTTATTTGTCTTGTAATCATTGATATTTATGTAACCATTAACTACTTCAACTACATCTGCTTGACCACATAAACCAACTGATTTTAAATATACTAAATGTTCAGGATAAACTCCTTCATCAAGTTTTTGCTTTGGTGCAATTTTAATTCCTTGTTCATCAATAATAGGTTTAATGATAGGAACTTCCACACCATGTCTACCAATTGTTTTAAGATCTAGCATATCCGCTTCTCTTTGGTTATGATAAAAGTTACCAAGTTTAATTGCTCTTTCAGTTTCACCATCCCATGCAGCAATAATCTCTTTTGGTGTCATACCATACCACTTAGATCTTTTATTCTTAGATGATTTTTTGGCTTGACCATCTCTATCAAACTTAGGTTTAAACTTAGCAATGAATGATGTTACACTTAGCCAGTTTATTTTTTCTTCGTTAGTGCTTTCATACACATGACCTTCTTCTATAAATTTTAGTCCCATATCTATGATATTGTAGTATACCAGTATGAGTTAGTATTCTTTATCTCTAAAGAAGTTACAGTATCATTGTATACATAGTTAATTATTAGTTTCATTATCTTCTATTTGTTTTGTTATTAATTCTTCTTGTTCTTCTGATGTATATGAATCCCAATATCCTTTTGGACACTCAGAAGATAAAGATCTTACTTTAAAAGCTAAACTGCAACCACAACTTGCACAACAAGGCTGAGTACCAGGAGCCATACACTTATCACCTCCTGCATCAAATAAAGAACATTTGATACAAACCTGAAATCTATCAGTTGCTACTGCTTCAATGTGTTCTTTTTTAAAAATGCTATTCTTAATTCCTTCTGCAATTTTATCTGCATTTTTAAATACATCAAGATATTTACTCCACTTCCCTTTCATTTCTAAATTCTTTTTTCTTTAGTATGTCTTTTTCTAATTGATCCATAGCGGCATTCATTTGCTTTATGTTATTGTGAATTTCTTCACTTTGTGCAAAACCGTTATATGTTCTTTTAGTTATATTACCCAATAAACTTTTGTTTTTTAAAATAGCCTTTTCAAGTTTATTTTTTCTTAGGTAAAATGTACCTAATCCATCTATATTTATTCTAGGATAAGCTAAGGTTGAAAGTTTCTTTCTAACTTTTGCATAATAAAATGATATAAAATCATCTACAACTGATGGATGAACTCCAACCTCATCTGCAATACCCTTTCTCAAGTCTTTATGATTCTTCGGATTCACGGCCTAATATTTTATAGTCTAATAAAACTAGACCATTGGATTGAACATTAATATTAGGATTTAATTTAATTGTTTTTTTATTGTGTCCCGTTTTAATCAATAAACCCTTTTTTTCTGCCTTAGTAATAGCATTTCTAGCAGATTGTGCACTTTTAAATATGTTAGTTTCAACAGTATTAGTGCAAAATTTAGTTAATTCAACGCCTTTTTGTTTTGCTAATTCACTTAAAAAATCTAAGTCAGAATTACTTATACGTATATCATTAAAGAAACAATATGTGACTATCTGATACTTTATTGATACATTGATATCTACTTGGTGCTTAAGATCTACTTTATTTACTAGTGCCATTTTATAAACTCATTATCATATCAACAAAATCAGGATGAGGATAACAATCCATCTTTCCTTTTCTAACATTGGTATGTGTTAACAATCCTTTGACTTTACCGTAATATGCATCTTCTTGAAAATCAAATCCTTTTGTTGGACCAAACTTTTTTATGTATTGCTTTAATCCAAGTCTTATGTCTATCTCATCTCTTTCAGCAACATACTTAATCCACTTTTCAGTTTCTTTAATCTGTTCATCTGAGTAGTTATGCCAATGTAATTTACCTTTAAAATGCTCAGGTAACTCACATACTTGTTCTTTAATACATTTAGAACCTACATAAGTAGTAAGATCTTTACTATCTAAGTAGCCCATATTACATATTTCTAATCCTACAGAATGACGGTTCATATAACCAGATCCTGTTCTACCTAAATGCCAACCCTGACATCCTTCTGGAAATGCCTGAACCATAACACCATTAAATTCATCATCACCATTTCTATGATTAATACCACCTAAAACAAATTCAGTAGC